GCACCGGAACTAGGGTTCGAACCTAGGATGACAGAGTCAAAGTCTGTAGTGTTACCGCTACACTATTCCGGAACAATTATAAAGAACACGAATTTTTAAAGAACGTTGTCAATCTTTTGATTGACTGTAGATGTATTATACACCATCTACGATTTATTGTACACCATAAAACACAAAGGCCCTAACTTTTCAGTAGGGCCTTAAGAGTAAGATTAATTCTGCTTCTCTTAGACCCGCGCACTCCACTCTGGTGAAAATGTGCGTACAATAGCTTGACCGTTTAGATCATAACTATTTTTCGCAACAGATATAAGTGAACAGAAATGCATTGTAACCTCTTGGTTGTTTAATTTATTTATACGCTTTATCTGATCTTTTCAGATAAATCCGCAATATTTTTATCTTCACGGATTTCAACTAAACGTGGAAGGAAGAGCGACTCTTCACCTTGTTTATTTTTAATCCTAGCGTTGTATAGCACTGTTGCTATTTTACCAATAGGACTAGTGTTTGTAAAATCTTTTCTATCGTCATCTGATAGACCAGAACCTACATCAACTTTAATGATGCCGTCTTCACTTTCGCAAAGAAGTGCGCCAACTAACCCTTCATACTTTCCAGTACCAGGCTGAATACCTACGATACGAAGATCGCAATCTAATTCAGCCTTGAATTTTACTTGTGTTTTTACACGTTTGTCTTCCCAAATCCCACTTAGGTCTTTTAGGATAATCCCTTCTTGACCTTCAGCAAGGTAAGACTCAAATAACGTTCTAGCGTCATCAAAGCTCTTAACAATTTTGTTCTCGACCAAACGAATTCTCCCGCCGAGAGGCAAACTCTCGAGCACTCCAAAGCGAGTTTGATAAGCATGATTTGACACGCCAGCCATAAAGTTTTCATAAGGTATAATATCCCATAGCGTTGCTGAAACATTAGCAGCTTCTGCTGCCGAAATAGTTCCCTTCACTGCTTTGTTGAGGATACCGTTACCTGTTTGACGATCAAGAATCTTACCATTTTCTTCAACGATCAATTCACCATCAAACACTACATGCTTACCATTAGCTAGTGTAATAAATTGCTGTTCCAGATTTTCAAGGAGATTAATCTCCTTTCCATTACGAGAACGAAATTCACACTTACCATCTTTGACGATTGCGTTAAATCGCATACCGTCCATCTTCAACTGTACCATTGCTGGAAACTTCATTTTATTTATAAGCTTCTCATCGAACGGTGTACACAACATACACGGATATTCGTGAATAAGCTTAGGCCAAATCTTATTAGCCGTTGATTCTGAAGCACCACACTTCAAATCTTTTCCGATGATACGTTCAAGAACTTTAGAATCACTTTCTACAAGTGAGCTCAATAGCTTTGTCAGAAATTCAATTCCAGCATTACCAGTTGCTTCACGATTAGATAGAACACTTAGACTATCCAACACAGAATCAAGCGTATCAGCTTGATTGCTCAGGGCTGACGTATAAGCAGGAATCTTGCGTTGATAGAACTGCGTGAAAGGATCATAAGCTAAGAAGAAGACTCGCTTCAACAGCTCGTTGTTTTGTTCACGTTTAAGAATAGCTTCCTTCTCAAGACGAGAAGAGGTAGCTGCCAATTCGTTTAGGATTTGTAGTATCATAAGAGTATTGTATCACAAAAACGAATTAATGTACAATAGTTGACTAAATTGGTCAACCTTTGGTAAGTGTAAACTTTTTGATTACATCTCTCGCATCGGTTAAACCTGACTGCTCTATGATCATATTTTCAAGAGCGATGTCAACTTCTTCAACCAACCACTCAACATACTCGATCTCGTCGTCTGGTAAGTTTGCCAACCAGTGCGCGAGTTCGTTCTGCTCCATTGAGAGTATAATCTTAAGATTTTTTTGGTGTTGATTCCTCATTTTTTGCCTGTCTTGGAATGAAGCCATAGTCAGCAGCTAAATTCGCTGTGACCTTCTTGTATAGCTTATTTAGCTTCTGATCCTTAACGGCTATGAGGAGTTTTGCTTCGGATGGATGTACATTTTCTAGCAACTGAATAAACAGATGTTCTTTACGAACTTTATTCAATTCTTTTGCCTTTGTGAAAATGTATAGCTTCTTAGTCTCCATGATAAGATTAGCAGGAGACATTCCCAAAGGAGCAGCATCTTCTTTAAAAGGAGGTGAACCTTCAGGTAAGTCAAACTTTTGTTCTGGGATAAAAGAATGTTGGAAGATGAATTTAAGAGCTGCGTTGTCGCGATACTTCGTCAATGCAGTTGGTTCTTTATTCACTTCTTCCAAGATTTCTGTGAGATATTTTGTAGCCATTAAAATTCCTCGATTTCATTTAACAGATTTCTACATCTGTTCTTAATAAGATAGTTCATGATTGCGTTCTTATCGCCAGTTGGTTCTACTTCAAACGCTTCCATAACAGCTTTCTTAATGTCTTCTGGAATGTGTTTAAAATTCACAAGAGTTGTATTACGATGCCAGTTGCGGCGTTCTTCTTCAGTCTTACAAGCAATAAAACCATTTGCAATAAATTCTTGAAGACGCTTAGAACTAACTGGCTTTTGGCGTTCACCATTCATAAACACATCATCATTTGACAAGATGTTTGGTATACCATCGCCTGAATCGCCTTTAACAACGTGTTCAATCAACCAAGCGTGAAGTTCTTTCTTATTAACCACAACCTGCTTCTTAAGCATAGGACTAAATTGTTTTACATTATCATATTCATGAAGTTGTTTGAAGTCTTTATCGGAAGATACAATCATCACGGGTTCGAATTTACCAAACTCTTGAGTAGATTCAGCAAGCACAGCAATGATGTCATCAGCTTCACAGCGATCAACATGAATTACTTTATACTTAAAGTATGACTTTAGATCTTCACGGATTTCAGACAGCGTATCAAAGATAAGCTTCCAATCAAGATCGGATTCTTCACGAGCTTTCTTACGCATACCTTTATAGTTAGCAAAGAATTCTTTGCGCCAATAGTTGCGGCCATCACACGTGATAACCATTTCACCAAACTCTTTGCCATACTTTTTCTTGTATGACTTTATGGAGTTTAGAGCAACGTGACGAATAAGATCTTTCTTATCGTTGTCGCTACCTTTTTTGAGGTCATGGCTAAATGCAAGAATTGCTGCTACACAAACCTGTGAATAATCTAGTAAAATCATCCGAACACTTTCAAAATAATACATTCCTCGTTAATTCGTCCATTCACCGCAGATTCTTTGGTCTTAAGATTTTTAAACTCATTTGCAAGATTGCGTTTAGTCATATCAGCATAACCAGTAACGAGTTCTGGTTTACGGATTGTCTTTGCACCTGAGGTTGCTACATCATAATTCAAGATAGTAGTACCTTTGATGCCAAGTGCACCCAGACTACGATACACTTGAATTTTCTTGTATTTAGTATTGTAAACCCACACTTCAGAAGATCCAATAATCTTTTCAGGCTTTTCAGAAGTAAGCTTAAGCTCTGTAAATTCTTTCATGAACTTCACATTCTTTGCTACGACTGATGCAGGTTTTTCCTTACGAGCTCGAGGTTTACGAGCAGCTTTGGCACTGACAACTTGTTGCTGACAAGCATCTTCAATAGCTTTAAGCTGATTGATTAATTTTCTTAGCTTGGTCTTCTTAAAGTTTGAATAACCTTCAACTAGTTGCTTATCACTACCTTCAATAGCTTCTTCTAATTCAATGATAGTCTTAGTAAAAGCTTTAGGAATCAACTTGCTAACTTGAGGACTTACCTCATTAGCTTTCAAATAGGCACTCACATCGATGTCAACATCGTTCATAACAAAATCATCAATAAGACCATTGATCTCACCGATGTGAGTAGAAGCTGCTTCAGCAATACGATCTTGAATCGATACGACTGGTTTTTCTTCTTTAACTTTAGGTTCACCTTTAATAGATGAGTATGTCTTTTCTTCTTTAGCCAAGCGACGAAGTTCTTCAATACGTGCATCAATGAATTCTACATCTTTGTCTTGAAGAGGTTGTCCTCGTTGTTTCATACGAATGAGTGTACCCACTGAACGAAACTCGAAGTCAGACAGACTTTCAAATTCTTTACTATTCTTGCCGACATATGTCATGAACCATTTACGTTTGTCTTTGTTGTCAAAGGCTTGATTGTAATAGTTCAATGCACGCATTAATGATGCAGTATAGTCTAAAGGATTGAGCGTAGGCTCGGTGCTTCCTTTACCAGTTCCAAAAACCTGCTCCATCTTTTCAGCAGTTTCACGCCGCTTCTGAGCACGTTTTTCAGATGCTGTAGGTTTGAGTTCTTTTTCTTTAGTAGCCATGTGTTCTCCAATTCATAGTTGTATTATATACTAAAAATGAATTATTGTACACCGTATACTTAAGTATTACTTTCCACAATTGAGGTATAGAGGTCTTCAAATTCAGAGTGTTCTTCTTGTTCACGTGTAAAGTTCTGTTTATGATACACCTTTGCCATGCGGTTAAGTTGGCGCTTCGAAAGGTTAAACTCTTGAGACATCTCTTTGATAGTCTCTTTAATTAGATCACGCTCGCCCGAAATACGAGTCATAGAATCTGATACTTCGCCAAGCATCTTCTTGATCTTAGCTCGGTCTGCTGGGTTTGAAATTTGACTCATTATTTTTCTTTCTTATAAAAAATACCACGTATAGTTGCATGAAGACCAATAGTAGCAGCCCAAGTTTCAAGTGTATATGGAATTACTAGTACTGGAAAAAGCGTATTAAGACACCAGATCGTAATGAACGGGCCAAAGATAACTGCTAGAAAAATAAAGATAACTGCTAAGATAACAAATGATGTAGTATGTTTCATATTAGAATGTGTATTCGATGTGAGTGACATTTTCAACAATAAACGAGCGCCATTCGTTCTTGTCTAAATCAAAGACACGAAGAGATGTTTCAGAATCGTTAGTTCCATTCTTCGGGTGCTGATCTTCTGGAATTTGTGCTGGACTACGAGTGCATCGCATTACTCGCTGTGTTCCATCTTTCTTCATAAACGTAACCCGTGTTGGATTCGTTTCGTCTGATAGTAAGCCAATCAACCATTCACGGAATTCTGGAGTCTTTAAAAATTCTTTGTTCTGATCTTCAGTCATAAGTTTTGTCCAATCAATAGGCGAGTTACTTGATACCATTGTACGCCTCGTTGAAATAATCAACTAGTTGTTTTAGTTGGTCTTTACTTAGAAAATAATCATTTCTGCTTGAATAGAATGCATCATCTAAATCGACACGTTCCATAGTAAGTTGATACATGTCTTCTTGATTCTTACGAATATCAACACGTAGTCTATAAAAGCTATTAAAATCTATGTTCATAATTCACGCTCGACTTTCACTTTAAGTACACGTTCGCCTGCACCCGATGCACGAGCACTGGTTTCCGTTGGGAAGATTTTTACTGTTACGTAACCCATACTGTTTTCAAAATCAGTAATGAGCATATATCCCTCTTTGAGGGTTGTTGTTTTCACGATACTGATTTGATCAGCCGTGTCAACTCTAGCACGTAGAAGCGCTGCCACTGGTTTACCTCCTATCATAGTTTAACCTCATACTATTTTAACATGTTTACGATTATTCCGCATACCAAATTTCATCAAAACCTTCTTCAAGAGTAGGATGATCAAAGTTAACACACATAGACTTTAAAACATGTTGCGGAATATGTTTTCCAGGACGAGAGAGGATGCGTCGATCCCACTCTTCTTTTTCCGGAGTTCTAAACACTACTGCTATTTTTGTATATTCGGGAAGCATTCTAATCTTCTTAGCTCGTGATTCAAATGTTGTAGAAGTCTGATCCCAAATGATGTCATGCTTGTAATCACGAGCTCTTACAACTTGTTGAACCATTAGATCAACTGCTTCTGGCATATAATCTTCAAACACTTCGCTATATGTCTTACCTATCGCCCTAGCATAATCTTCTACAAATGCGTCAGTAGAAACTATAGTTAAACCCAACGCCCATGTTTGGTTCTTAATCCAAGTAGATTTACCTGCACCAGGAACTCCAACTAGAATATATGCTGTAGACATTATTTTCTCCTCTTAATATCTTTATGTTTAACGACTATGAACGAATACACTTTATCTTCATACTTAATTGGAAGATCTAAATGAATAGTAACTTCTGGCCCGTTGTCTTCACTTACAATTCTATCATTACCAACTGAACCAACAAATGGTATACCATTCCACTTGCCTTCTACGCGATCACCTATCTCATAGGTGTGTTTGTAGCCAATCTTTGCAAAGTAATCTGTGAGTGAAGCCATTATATCACCTCCTCAGTAATTTCTTGTGCTGTGAATCCGATACTGGAAACTCCATCAGCCCACTTATATTCTTGAGACACTACACCTTCGAAATTATTCCAGCCGCGTTTAACATATTTTTCTATACGCTTTTGCTTGATTTCAACTTGATTTGTTGAAGTAAGAATCTTGTTCTTAATGTTGTTGTACTGTGTTTCAGAGATATAGAGCTTCTGAGTTATCAGATCATAGTGAGGCATACAGTGAACGAAGTCAAACTTCTTTTTACAGTTATCCCATACATCCATGTAGATATACTGTACATCATTTGTAAGAGTTACGGCGTTCTGTGTAATCAGAGTATAAGTGCTTCCCGTGTTCACTTTAACACCGTTCTCATCGAGTTCATATGATTCAACTGATTTGATATTTTGATTTTTACTAATGATGTAGTCTTTTATTGTCATTAGAGTTTTAGCGTTTTTACAATATACATCGATGTCTGCTACAGCTTCATCATGAAATATAGAAGAGATACAACCTCCACTGATCACACAGTTTTCAAAGAACAAAGCTTCAAGTGAAGAATCACGTATCTTCTTCATTTGAAGATTGTAGTAAGAAGAGATAGAGGATTTTAGGCGTAAGATCTTGGTCTTATCAGATTCAGTAAAGCTCATCGGCGTTTCTTCCATTCATAATTAGTACCATCTGGCAAGATTCCATCTTCAATAGAATCTGCTCCAGGTTTCCCAACAGAGTTGGGGTTTTCACATACCATTGTGACAAAGCTATTACGTGTGTTGCGACGAAGGCCTTCTACTAGAAGTAGGGCTTCTTTGAGAGTAGACTCGTCGTATGATCGAGCCTCTTTGTATTCATTAGTGTAATATATCTTGTACATAACTAGATTGTATTACATCTAGGAATTAATGTACATACTCATTTCTATTTTGTATCCAGAGATACATTATACTGCAGTTCGTGCAGTATGTACAATCAAATCACCACTTTTCAATTATGACACTGTCGTCAATGCGTACATGCGCTTCTAATTCTATATCATTATTTGGAACTGCATCAATGATTTCCTCAACTTTACGATCATAAAGATCTTCTTTAGGTTCTTCTTTAGGTTGAGGATTTTGACGTATTAGTGTTTGATTTACTGCAATAAACATTAGAACTGCAAGAGGATCAAACACTAATACTATTAGAACTATTAACCAGCGGACGGCTTTCTCGAGCGAGTTTTGGTCGGCGCTGTCTTCGTAGATGAACGCTGCGATGTATTTGATGGGGCCGACTTCTGCTTCGGCTTTGCGGAGTTCGATTGCGATGGGGGCTTTTTGTTCGTTGAGTTTGGCGATTTCTTTTTGGCCGGTGGAGATGTCTTCGAGGAGTCTGGTTCGCTCACGGGCTTGACTTCTTCTAATACTACTGGAGCGATCGGCTCCGGCGGTGTCAGTTGACCTACTGAGGGCTGCGTCGACTTGGTTATCCAATTGAGAAAGCGTTTTACGAGCTGCATTTATGTTTTCCTTTTGTATATTAATTTTTTCATCTATGAGTGATACCGCTGCTGCAACATCACTCGACACTACACCTTGATCTAAATGTGCTTTAGACAAGTACCCAAATATTCCCATGCTAGTAAGTAGCATAAGAATAATGATTGCACTAGAAAAATATGTTTTTAATAAAAGACTAGTGTCTTTCCAATATCTATATAGCCAAGATGTGACTAAGATTTTTGATAGACCTAGAATTGCGCCCATAACGGCAATGGAAATAGGAGAGCCTGAAAAGATCGCCATCAAGCCCATGATGGCATAGTACTCTGCTATGATTGATAACGCAACAGCGTTTGCGAGGAGAAGATATGTCATAACTTTACGTGTGTCCTGTGTATTTTGCATTGTATAATGCCGTTGTACCACAGATCTGGAAATTCTAATACTCTTCTCGCGAATTGCTCACGAGCTTCCAGATATGACATAGTGCCCTTGTTAGAGCATAGATATAAAATCTCTCGTGTGAAGTTTTCCTCACCAAGAGCAACGACATCATTCTTCAGTTCTTCTGAAGAAGACCAATAAGTTTGCCAATCAGAAAGAGCCTTTTCTTTTTTCTTCTTTCCCTTGACTGTTCTAGTCTTTGAGAACCAGAAAAGTTTCTTTCCGATGTACTGTCTATTATTTATTTTATTCGTGATTAGATAAACATACCCGATGTTTTTTTCTATATCACTTTCAGTAAATTCTTTATTTTGATAAATCCACATTAATACCATTACCAGTTGATGTAATAGTATATTTATTAAGATTATCAGTATTGCCCGTAGATGTAAATTTCCAAGTTTCCATGTTACTGTGATCAGAACTTACAGTGTAGTTTAAAGGAACATTACCAGATTGACAAGTAACAATCCAAGGTGGTTGAGGATCTGTATTAGGAACCCATTGTGGAGTATTCCATTCGCGAATCTTGTAATAATCAGGACGTAAGTCTGGCATTACAGGACTTGGGCTAATAAACTCTTTATTCTGTTTATTTTGTGAATCAGATACGCCAGTTTTAATTTCTTCGTATGTGTCATCGTCATAATAGATTATTACCTTACTGATCTTCTTCGTCATCGGTGTATTCCTCATCTTCATATATGTCACCACCACAGAATGGGCAATAGGCCACATCTGCTCTTCTAAATTCGTCAGATTCTCTAAACGTTATTTTACCGTGGGCGCCACAGCCTTCACAATCAAAATGTCTTTGTGCCATTAGGTCTCCTTCGCCCAAACATCATCCCACGATCCAGTTGTTGCGCCTCGGGCATAATCAGTTGCTCTATTCTCAAAGAAATTAGTATGAGTAGGCGCATTAATCATTTCTTCAACCCACGGTAGTGGATTCTTCTTAACTTTCATAATTCCCTTAAGGCCAAGACTGATAAGGCGACGATCAGTAATATAGCGGATGTACTGTTTAACGTCAGCAGCGTTAAGATCAGCCATAGGGCCCATGCCGAATGCCAGATCAATAAACCTGTCTTCGAGTAAAACCATCTTTTCAGCAATTGTATAAATCTTTGACTTAAGTTCATCGTTCCAAATCTCTGGATTTTCTTTTATATATTCTTTGAATAACTTAATCATAGATTCAGCATGCATTGTTTCATCGACAATAGACCAAGTAATAATCTGGCCCATGCCTTTCATCTTTCCTGTTCTAGGAAAATTCAATAACATAATAAATGAACTAAACAATTGCATACCCTCGGTGAATGCAGAGAATACTGCAATGTGAGTTGCAGTAGATTGCTTATCACCATTCTTGCTTGAAATATCAAGAATGTAATCGTGCTTGTCTTTCATTTCTTGATAATCTAAGAATTGATTATACGTAGTTTCTGGAAGACCAAGTGTTTCAATCAAGTGTGAATACGCTGCAACGTGTAGAGCTTCACGAGCTGCAAAACCCATCAACATCATTCGCACTTCAGGCTGAGGGAAATAAGGAAGATAGTTTTTAACATAGCCACCAGCTACGTCAATATCGCCTTGCGTGAAAAAGCGGAAGATGTGTGTAAGGAATTGCTTCTCTTCGTCACTTAACTTCTTTTTCCAATCTTTAGCATCTTCGGCCATAGGCACTTCAGTGTGAAGCCAATGACTTTGTTCATGCTTGAGCCATGCATTATATGCCCAAGGATAGTTAAACGGTTTAAAATTACTACGTTCAGATAGTAAGTTATGCTTTTGTTTAACCATTGATGAATTCCTTGAGCTTTGGAAGTGTCAATGCGCCTGAAACGCGTTTTATTTCGCTACCATCTTGCATTAACACGAGTGTTGGTACTCCACGAATAGAAAATTGTTTTGCCATTTCTATATTTTCATCAATGTCGATGTCTCTAATAGGAATTGTATTATCATCTAGTTGATTGATAGTCATTTCCAACATTTTGCATGGTCCGCACCATGTAGCGCTAAATTTTAGTACTTCTTTCATTCGTTATCCAATTCTAGTTCTATCATTTTTAGTTGTTCGTTATATTTAAGTCCAGTGACTTCTCTATAACCCCGATCTGTCAATGTAACTACACGTATATCATAACCAAAGTTTTTCTTGCCAGATCCACTATTCTTATCAGTGTGCTGAGCCCATAAGTTTTTCATTTGATTTGATATATCGTATGCGTCCATGTTAGTTCCAATGCTTTATTACGCCAGCAATAATAAACATATTTGTAATGAAATAGCTAATGACAATAACACTGCGTATGATAGCAATTCTATCAGCTTCATTGTCGTCATCACTAGCTTTTTCGCCTAGAGCTTTAGCCCATAGTCTCCACATGCTTATCCCTCACAAGCAATACAATCGTTTCCTTGTGCAATTGCTGTCATATCTAATTCTTTGATTACTTCGCGTTCAATTCTCTTAGATACTTTATCTGCCTTTGCAAGCTTTTCAGAGCGGCAGTAGTAAAGAGTCTTTAGTTTCTTCTTCCATGCAAGAAAGTGAACTGTGTGAATATATTTAATATGCGAGTCAGGACGGAAGAAGAGATTCAATGATTGCGCTTGATCTATGTATTCTTGGCGATCAGCAGCATGTTCAATAACCCAACGTTGATCAATTTCCATTGATGTCTTAAACACTTCTTTAGTATGCTCATCCATGCAATCGAGATGTTGAACTGAACCATCATTCGCAATGATACTACGCCAGATATCATCATAGTTTAAAGAAGCAGTGATATCAGTATCACACTTTTCTTTAATGATTTTGTCAAGCCATCTATTCTTATTTAAGTGAGAGCCCGAAAGAGTGTCTTGCCTATAAGCGTTAGCCCGATAAGGTTCAATACTAGGAGAGGTATTGCCCATAAGAATGGAAGAACTAGCATTGGGAGCAATTGCCATGAGATGGCTGAACCTATTACCAGTCCCAACAGCATCTGGCGCTTCGCCTCTCTCCAATCCCAACGTTTTATTAGCTTCATCTAGTTTTTCCCTTATGCCTTTAAATATTCTATTATTAAGTGATTTAGCTACCACTGACTCCCATGCTACATTGTTCTTTTGGAGAAAAGCATGAAAACCGAGGGCACCAATACCAATAGAGCGTTCCATAGAAGCAGAATATCTTGCTCGCGATATGCTATCAGGAGCATTATCAATGAAGTACTGAAGAACGTTATCGAGCATCTCCGCCACGTCCCGAAGAAAGGTTGGATGATCTTTCCAAGCATCGTAATACTCCAAATTTAAAGAAGATAAACAACATACTGCTGTGCGCTTTTCATTCGTTGGAAGAATGATTTCAGAACACAAATTAGATTGATGTACTTTCAATCCTTTATCTTTAAGCCACTGAGGAAGCTTACGATTAGATTCATCAATATAGTGGATATATGGTTCACC